CAGCATACGCTCGTGTTCTGGCCTAAATTCGGTCATCTCATCAGTCAACTGATAGTTCATGTCCTCTTGGACACGTGTCGCTGCGTCTTTTTTCTCTTGCGTTTCCTTACCAATGATCTGAGTTTTAACCGGACCCGCTGCAGGGAACGTACTCATCATGGTTTCAGCTTGGAATTTAACCAACGCCTCGCTTAACAGGGGGTGATACACACCACAAGCACCCTCCCAAGGCTCTGACCGCTCCTCAATCTTCATACCCAACAGCTCAATACCGTCGACATATGTTTGCATCCAGTCTTTTCTGGAGGCAATGTCATCATCAAAGTCAGACAGTAAGTCGCCGGCTAGAGTTAACAGGTCTTTCTCATCCATTTCTTCCGCTAAGTTAGCGTTGAAATCTTCAGACGTGTCTCTATCAGGCATCAAGTCGATCTCTATACCACCGATTGTCATTGTGACATCATCAGGGTTCTCAATTTCGATCTCTAAATCAGGTTCTTCTGGTAATGATCCAATGCCTTGTGGGGCTTGGTATAACGATTTATCAATTGCCATGTTTTGTATTCCTATAGGGTAAGAAGCTTCGCCTAATAATAAGCTACTTTACGCTTAAAGTATTGTTGCTCTTCAGGTTCGTCAAGATTTGTGCCTATGAACCCGCCTTGTCTATATCGGTTAACTGCCATACTTACACAGTCAACCAAATCGTCATTCTTACCTGCAGGGAACGCAGCCACTTCATCAATCAGCACTTCTGCCCAGCGCGTATTAGCTGGTGCCCAGACTTTGCCTGAAGCAAATACATCAGACACTGCATGGAGCCGTATCGGTTTGCTGTTGGGGTTATTCGCCGTGCCTCGCACGGGTGTGTAGTCTTGCACAGGCACACCCATCTTGCGTATTTCCGCTATAAGCGGCGCTCCTGAAGCCTTTTTCTCGATAATAAGTGCATCAGGTTCCCATTCTTTGTACAGCTCAAGGGTCTTAGCCTTTAAATCAGGAAACTCCAGCTTGTCTCGCCACATATCAAGCAAAATCAAATTGGGTTGGTCATTATCTTCAGGGTTATACCACACGCCAAATACAACAGCTGCGCTATAGTCAGCACTGTTCTTAGCTTCAAACGCTGTATCCATCGCCATAATAATGTAGTCCACCGGTGGCGGTCTATCTGCTTCCCACATCTGCCACCATTCACGCTTAATAATCGCTGATTGCTCACTGGTAGGCTGTTGTTGGTACTGCGCTTGCCATTTACTGTTTGGTAGTTCTGCGCGAACAGCTTCTAGTTCTTGCAGGGACCAGAATTCAGGCCATAGGGGTTTGCCACTTGGCAGTATCGCAGGGAACTCAATGACTTCCCACTGGTCAGCACCGGTACGGTCTATAGATGAATCTATAATTTGTCCTGATAAGTCTCTAGCCGACCACCTTGTCATGACTATGATTATAGACCCACCCGGTTGTAAACGCTGACGAGGACCTGATGTGTACCACTCGTACACTTTATCGTAAATAGCAGGGTTAAACTGCGCTGCTAGGGCTTCGTTTTCTGTGTGTGGATCATCGATAATCGCAATATCCGCACCTCGCCCTGCCAAGGCGCTTCCTACACCGCAATTATGAGTTAGTATTCCACCCACAACGAAAGTATTAGATCCGCTAAGCGTAAAGTTTATGAATCCTTCACCGTTTGCTGGTTTTCTGGATATTGAGGTTGCTGGGCGTATTCCCAACAAAAACCCTTGTACGATTTGCGCTGTCCGTACAATACGCGATGTATTCCGTTTAACGCACGGGGTACGCTCATATGGTTTGCTGCTTGCGTTAATGAGGCGAAACGCTGTATTTCTAAGCCATCCAAGGTTTTCTGGATCACGATACATTTGTAGTTCCGTTTCCGTCTTTTCGGAGATGCTATAGCCTCTTCTGGTGTCATACCTTGACTCATCCGATACCGTATAGTTTCGGGCGCTATGTTTAGTATTCGAGCATGTTCCGCCATAGTTTTGCCGGCTATAATTATATTTTCTCGCTTGTTGTTCGCCTGCTCCATTGGGGTAGCCCACCTGCAATTCTCTGGAGAATATGGCCCATTGACATCTATCCGGTCTATAGTATGCACTGGAGTTGGCGGGTCTCCCATGTCCAAATAAAAATTGTCGAATGTTTGCCATCGTTGACATAAGTAAATTCCACGAGCACCGTATAAACGGTATTTCTCGTTCTTCGGATTCTCGCAACGCGCTTTTATGCCATACCAACGACGATACGGGGGTGTATTCCAAATAGCTGTCATAAATAAAAGCTCCTAATCTAAAAATATGAGCCTTCATTATATCAAAAATACTCTCCACAGCCAACATGTCAGAAGAAATAATCTCCCCTGCATTAACCCAACCTCTATTCATAGTCCAAATAGGATGGTTATGTGAAAAGGCATTTACCCCACCAATGGAGATTACTTCATCATGTTGAGTGTGATGTATTTGTTCTACAGCTTCCCACCCTTTTATAGTCCGTAGACTATCTGCAGTGGTTATTTCGTCTGCCCTAACCCACCCACGAGCAGTTAGAAGCTGCGTTGATTCTGTAATACATGCAAAATATTCACCACCTTGATTGGTATTCCATCGACCTGCAGCTTTAGAGTCTTGTCTAAGCCCTACTTCGGGGAATATCTCTCGGTATTCATCAGACCCTACTAAGTTACGCACCTTACGACCAAAGCCTTCAGCAAGTTCTGCAGTGTTTGATACTTGCATGATCTTTTTCTTAGGGAATTTACCTAGAAACCACGCAGGTAGTAGGTAGGACGCAAACTCCGATTTTGTGTTGTGCGTACAAATATACCCTTCTCCAGCTAGAAATAAGCCGTCTTCTCTAGCTACTTTAATACATTGTGTATCACCAACCGTTTCGAGTCTCTCAATTTTTATGTATCGCCCAAACGTTCTTTCATTTTTCAGTGTTCTGCTTTCTTTGCGTGGTAGAAACGCGATGTTATTAGCGTAAAAAGAAATACGATAGGTGTCCCCATAAGATTTATCCCCAATCTTAGCTTCTGAAACCTGAATTGAGTTTTTAATACCTAAACTAGCTAACAATACTCGCACTTGCGCAATAAATGCTAGGCTCTTCTGAGAGAAAAAACATTGGCCTTTTTTAGATATGTTCCCATCAGAATCCATCAAACCTTTCAATAAATCCCGTCTTTGCGCTACAGACCCTTCTAAATAAATATCCGGTATATGTTTATTGCCTATCAGATTTAACTCATTTAACTGAGTTTTAAGCTTAAGTATATCAAAGGAAAATTTAGTAGCCTGATTGGTAGTTTCATACCCTCTGCGTTCAATTTCAGGACGTATTAATGCTTGGTCATTATCATGGGAAGTTATGATTGCACTATTCTTAGACCCATCACCTAACCATAACCCTAAAACATAGGGGTCAATCAATAATTCTTTTTCTGCATACTCAACAGGAGCACAGTCTGGTAGCCTTGGTAGTCGCGGGTTACTAACGAACTTATTAGCTAGTATCTCAACCCCTCCACCCCGTTTAGTGCGAAGGTGAGCACCATTCTGTCTTTGCCAAAGCTGCTCAGTTGTATAGTCGTGATAAACATTGTGCTTTCTAGTTAAACGAACCGTCCACAAATGCTCTCCATCTACGTTAATGCTAAACCCATCGTCAGTAGTTACTCGATATAGCTCTCTATCTTTAAACACATCTGATTTTCCAATTACCTGTGTAGGTAATCCATCAGGACCAAATACATAGTCTCCGACTTGCAAATCGGCTAAAAGTTTAAATCCAGTTGTAGTAGGTATCTTCGTGCTAGTTATTACAGCATGACGGGGTGCCATATTGATAATGACCCGTTTTTTCTTGCCATTAGCAACATCTTCAAACAGTTTTGCCATCCGTTGGTGGTGAGCACCATTAATAAAGTCCGGCCATATGTGGCGCACAAACGGCATAAAGTGTAGTTGGGCTGCATCTCTGTTTTTTCGACGCTCTAGTTCTTCTAAATGCTCAAGCAAAATTAGCTTTTCAGAGGGTGATGCCACCTCTATTGCTTGTTTAAGGATGTCTTCTGTTAACCCTTGCATCAGTCAAGCTCCCTAAATTCGGCATCGAGTGTTTCACGGGAATTCTTTTTCTTAGCTAATAGGTTTGTCACCAGTCGCGTGAGGTCACTCTCTAGTTCTGCCGTTGATTTTTGATTGATATTTACTTCGATTTTTTCAGCGAACAATCCAATATCGGAAGTACGGGCTAGGTTCTCTAAGGCTCGCATACTGACTTTCTCGTCAGGGTTTTCAGCCAACTCGAAGAATTTAAACATGACGTAGTTACGCATCTTGGTTGATGGGTCAACCAACTGATAGTCGTACTTAGCTAATAGGCTATCTAGCATTCGGGCGGCACCCAGCGTAGTGGGTTTAGCTGGTGCTAAAGGAGAGCCGTGGAATATGTGTAGGGCTTCTTTTCTATCCTCATCCGTGATTTCCGGCATGGGGATGTCCATCGTTTTTAAGAATTCTATAGACGAGTCAAATACCTCACGCGCGTGAAGCAGCATGGCCTTTCGTTCTACGGTGTCTAGCACCGGTATAAATATATCGAATTCGTCCATTTGGGTTTGTGCAGATGGAAAGTGAGTTTCAGTATAGCACTATTTTTTAGGAGGTGCATGGTACCAAAACATTGACGGGGGGTGTTTCTATATTAGTGTTGTTTTATGTAGGGTAAAGTTTTGATAGGGGGGTGGGGGTTTGGGGGAATTTA